CCAGTTTCGGGAGTTTCGGCCGATGCATCCCGCCGAATCTGATTGCAGCGAAACCGATCTGGCTCGCGCGTAATCCTGAAGGGGCAGTTTCGGCAGCGGGCCCAATCTGGTCACGACTGGGCAGGGCGTAGTTGCGCGCAGGTGTGACAGGGCAGTTTCGGAATTGCGCCCCATCTGGTTCAAACTGATCGGCGCGTAGTTCTGCGGGCGACGGTCTGTCCGGGCGATCATGGCTGTTCGCCCTCCGGATAGACCCAGACGAGCGGGTTCTCGACCTCGAGCAGCGCGCCGGTCTGCGGTGATTTGTAATGGGTCGGCAGCACAGCAATGGTGCCGCTCGACACCTCGCCGGTGATGAGATCGACGTCCTCCCCATCGACGGGGAAGATCATTCCCTCGACGCACAGGAAACCGAAGCGTGACCGCGAGGGCTTCAGCCCATAAGGTGCGCCGTCGCGTACGAACTTGATGAAGCCCTTGGTTGCCTGAACGCTGATCCGCTCGCGGATCCCGTCCTTGCCTCCGAGCCCAGCCTCGTTCTCGAATGCTTCGGCAAACTGGTTGATGGTGTAGAGCCGACCCTTCGCCGCTTCCTCGAGCAGGATGTCGATGATGACGTCCTGCTTGCGCACGCGCTCGGCGTCGTATCTGGCGCCAACCTCGGCGCGGACCAGCCGCTCGTTCATCGGGTTGAGCTCGACCCATCGGCCGTTGACCTTGTCGACGAGTTTTGCTGGCAGCGCCGGGCCATTGCGCAGTTCGATCTCCAACCGGCGCTGGGACGAATCCTCGTCCGGCCGGTGCAGGATGAGGCCGGTGGTGTAGAAGCCGCGTAGCGCGCTGGCGCCGGAGAGCGCCAGGAACGGGTCGTCCTTCACCTGGCTCTTCGACAGCTTCTTCGTGTGGTGGACGAGGATGACGCCGCAGTCGGGATCGATGTGGTCGCGCAGGGTCTCGACCCGGTCCTTGAGGAAGAACATCATGGCGGCATTGTCGTTCTCGCCGCCGCCATCCGGGCCGCCGTCGAAGAGGTTGCGGATCGGATCAATGCAGATGATGTCGGCGGGCTCGACCGGAAAAGCACGTCGGATCGCTGCGGCGACACGCACGCTGCCCTCGGCATCGAGCAGCATCTGCAGTTTCGGCGTGGCGACGAGATTGTCGCGCGCGGCGCCAAGTAGATCGCGCGGCAGACCGATCTGCTGCATGCGCTCGCGCAGGTAGTGATACTGGATCTCCGCCTGCAGGTAGAAGATCCGCAGCGGCCGTGACGGAGTGATCCCAAGAAAGGGCACGCCCGCCGCCATGTGCACGAGCCAGGTGATCAGCAGATCGCTCTTGCCGACTTTTGGTGCGCCGCCCAGCACGAGGAGACCGCCCGGCGTCAGCACACGGGGCGCAATGATGTCGCCCGGCATCGGGCTGGTGTCGTCGAGCAGTGCGCCGAGCGTGAAGGTGGGAAGCTCGTTCGGCGCAGGCGCTGCACTGCCGAGGCGGATCAGCGGCGGCCCGTGTTTGTCGACATGGATGGACCAGAGCCGCTCGGACTCGCGCTTCAGGCGCTCCACCGGCCAGGCCGGGCGCAGCATGGCGGCGTTGTATTCGCAGATCGCCTGCCAGCCTTCGTCCTTCGACAGCCGGCCGTCATGCACCATGCGAATGTAGTGGCCGATGGCCGCCGAAGCGCCCTCGAAGCGCGACCAGTCATCCTGCGCGCCCTCGCGCACCGGTGTCACCAGCACATCGGCGACGGCCGGCTTGTCGGACGCTGAGAAGTCGGGCGTGAGCGAAATGCCGGGCGCAGGCGGCATGTCGGTGACGGCCTCGATGAAGTCGTCGAGATCGCGCTCGAAGCCAGCATTCAACTCGACGATCCGGACCTGCGTCTTGAGACTGTTCTTGTAATAGATCGAGCCTGCCACCCGGATCGGCTGATGCGCCGAGCGGAAATGCGTATCGCCGCCGATCTTCGCGGCAATGTCGCCGCGCAGACGGCAGATGCGGGCGATGTCGTCACCCTCGGCGGGTTCGTTCAGCTTCCACCAGACATGGGCCTTGCGCTGGCCCTCGGGCGTCGCCCCGCCGCTTTCCACCACCATGGTCGGCGGGCCGAGATGACGCTCGAGATGGGCGCGCTTGGCGGCGATGTTGCCGGTGTCGATATCGACCACCACAGTCTGCATCTGCAGGATGTCGGCGGCTTTGGCCTGACCCTTGGCAGCAACGGTGCCGGGGATCACATAGACGGCCGCACCCTCGCGACCGGCCCATGCGGCAAAGGTCGCCATCTTGTCGGCAACCGAGCGGTCGGCATCGATCCAGATGTTATGCGGACGGCCATCAAACCCCTGACCCTTGTCGATGAAGCTGCGGACCGGGATCAGACCTTCGCAGTAGCCGAACACCACCTCCATGAACTGCGCGATCTGGTCGGGATCTGGCTCGTCGCCGAACACATCGACTTGCACCGGCGCGTCATTGAAGTCGCGCCAGGGATTGAAATGAACGATCTCGCCGGCCACGGGCTGTTCGGGAGAACTGGTCATGTCGTCGTCACGCTCGCCGCTCATGCGGGCTGCTCCCAGCAGCGGCTGACCCACGGGCAGAAGCGGCATTCGTGGAAATCGCGATTGCTGGCGATGCGCGGCAGCAATTCGCCCGCATCGGTCGCCTGCAGAATGCGCACGCCACGGTCGGACATGCGCTGCGCCAGAGCGGCATCGAACGGCACCAGCTCGTGGTGGAGTTCGGCGGTATCCTTGTTGATGGCGGTGAACAGCGCCGGCGCGGCACTGATGCCGGGGACGGTTCCTTCCATGTAGGCCTGATAGACCGCGATCTGAGCGGCATAGACGGGTTTCGACTTCGTTACGCCGTCCTTGGCGCAAGCACGCCAGTTCTTCGCGTTCATGGTCTTGCATTCCCACAGCGCGGGAACGGCGAGGCCAAAACCTTGTGGCCCGGCAGCGATGATGCCGTCGACATGGCCACGGATGCGGCCGCCGGCGGCGGAAAAACCGAACTGACCACCATCGGGCCGATTGCCCTTGCGGGTGTAGAGGTCGAAGCCCGCGGTCCGCAGCCACTGGGTGGCGAGGTCTTCGAGCGCATGGCCCATGGCGAAGATGCGCAGCGTCTGGCCAGTAAAGCCGGCGCCGTCATCCTTTGGCGTGGCGGTGAACTCGAATTGCAGGGCGCGCTCACAGGCATGCCCGAGGCGTGAGCCGCCAAGGTAGTTGCGTGGCGGTGTGACGGCGTGATCTGCCTCGAGGGCGGCATCGATCAGGTTGGTGATCCGCTCGCCCGGCTTCGGTTTGTGATTAAAGTCCAGCATCAGAACGGCACCTCGGGATCGGCGGCGCGATTGGCGGCGACGTATTCACGAAGCGCGTCCTGGAAGCTGGTGACAGTGACATCGATCAGGGTGAGCACCTGCGGCTCCGAGAGATCGGCGAGCCGGGTCTGCCAGCCGATCTCCTCCATGATCTCGGCGACGGGTTTCATGGTGCTGCGGACTGCAGCCTGTTCGGCGAGCGTCGGGTCGATCATCATGCCGCCCTCGCCAGGTCCTGCCGGTCGGCACCGAAGACGAGGCTGCGGATGGCGGCACGGTTGAACTGGAAGGACAGCAGCGCCGAAGCCTGGTAGCGGGTCAACCCGAAATCATGCCGGTAGTCGGCCGGCAGGTATGCAAGCTGCCGGTCAGTCGGCGGCTGCGACAACCAGCGCCTGGTCTTGTGCGCGCTCTCGTCGGATTCGTGCTCGTTCAGCCAGTCATCGGCGGCGGCGAGGCACACCATGCGCTCGCCGATCGACAACAGACGCGGCCCGATCCCCTTGGCGGCGCCGACGGCATGCCAGCGGCCATTGAGGAAGAAGGCACCGGCCCAGGCGGAGAACCCGTTGGCCATCAGTGCGGCATCGTCACCGAACAGGTCGCACCAGCGGAAGCTCGACCGCTTCAGCAGGTCGATCTCCGACATGACGAAATCGCCGAGCGGAACATTGTCGC